ATCTGTGTTAATAATAACACAGGTTAGAGAAGTTCTGGAAGAGAAAGTCTTTTAAGAAAGTGTTCTAATTTATTAGAAATTTGCACTTAAATCAAAAAGTTACGAACAATTCAACCACCAATCAATAAATTAAAGGGCACATTAAAGTACACAATATTTGTGCCCTTCTCTGTTTCTTTCCCGTTATCAGCTAGCTGGAAACTTTTTATACAGAGTTGAGAGCCCTACTCCATACGTTTTTGATACGCTTTGTCGTGATTCACCGGTTGCCATCCGCTCCCCCATTTCCCGCCATTGCTCATCCGTGAACTTAGGCCTGCGACCACCAACTCGCCCTTTTGCCCTGGCTACGGCCAGCCCTGCTAAGGTACGTTCGCTATTAAGATCAGATTCATATTGTGCTGCGGAAAGGATGTTACGAAAGTTATAGCGGCCGCTGGCTGTTTTGAGATCCACGCCATCGGTAATACTGCGGAAGTTGATACCCTTTTCCTGTAACTGCTGGAACATCAACAGCGCATGCAGAACGTTGCGGCCTATCCTGTCCAGCTTCCAGACCACCAGTTCATCCCCCGGCTGCATAGTGGCGATCAGCCGTTTTAGAACCGGCCGATTCGATTTCCTCCCGCTGGCATGCTCTTCAAAAATTTTCTCACAACCCGCTGACTTGAGCGCCGTTAGTTGCAATTCAGTGTCCTGGTGGTTTGTTGATACTCGGGCATAACCGTAAATCATGGGATTTCTCCTGTTATGAAAACAGGAGAAACGGCGAAGCATCACCAGATTTTTGATGGTTATAAAAAAGGTTGGTTTGGGAGAAGCGGCGAAAAGGGATGTGGGCACAGGAGATAATCAGATACCGGATATGGGAGCATTCGCTTCTGGTTCGGGATGGTTCAGGCTACCAGGTGGATATATTGTTCAGTTTGGCACTTTTTCAGGAAACACGACCCGCTTTATCAGTGGACACTTCCCTATACCATTCCCTAATCAGCCGATGGTTTCAGTCAGTGTTATGTCTGATGCCGTTCAGTCAGACCCGTCGAGTCCTGCCCCGCAGGTTTTGTCTGTAAATTTTGAACATATCAGTAATTCAGCGTGGCGTGTGGCAACCAGTGATATCTCACAGCAATACAGATTCAGTTATATTTCGATAGGACGGTAGAAATGCAGAAATATATTTTCAGTGCCGATAAAAATGCGTTTTTCCCTGTGGAGCTTAAAATCGCTTATCAGGAATCCGGCGAATGGCCCGATGATGGAATCGAAATTGACGACACTGTTGCCGCCGAATTTATGAAGGAAGCACCAGAAGGAAAATACAGAGGTGTCATCGACGGAATGCCTGCATGGATTGATATTCCACCGCCAACTCATGAGGAACAAATTGCCGCAGCCGAACTGAAAAAGCAGCAATTGATTAATCAGGTCAACGAATACATAAACAGTAAGCAATGGCCTGGTAAAGCGGCGATTGGTCGCCTGAAAGGTGAGGAACTGGTGCAATATAATTTGTGGCTGGATTATCTGGCGCACTGGAACTGGTCGATACTTCCAGTGCGCCAGATATTGAATGGCCTACGCCTCCGGCAGTTCAGGCCAGATGACATCAGGCGCGGGGCTGGTATCTGTTGCCTCCACCGCGTCAATGTAATCCAGCACAGCGTTAAGTCGGGTGGTTTCTGCCTGCGTCAGCTTCCGCCCGGCCCGTAATTTCAGCTGAATCAGACTGATGGAAGCCATTGCAGCATCAATCAGCGACTGGCGCTTTACTTCTGCCGCGTCTAGTGCGGCGCTATGCTGTGCCTCGGTATCCGTCACCCATTTCTCACCATCCCATTTATCGTATGGCGTTAACGGTGAAAGCGTGACATAACCGTCTTTGATGGCACCGATATAATCCACTGTAACAGCTACGCCATTTTCTGTTGAGTAAACAGTCTCATTGCGATGGTCTTCTTCATGGCTCCATCCCTTACCCGTAAATACTGCCACTCTTCCCGGAATGTATTCGCCCGGGTCAATACCAGTGGAACAGGCGGGCATACTTACGCCAGTATTAATATATTCATCAGACCAGCCAGTATATTCATACGTAACTGCCTCATAATAAAAACAACGCATATTACCCGGTACTGTAGCCAGCCCATTTTCATCAAAAACAGGTTTCATTATGCAGCCCTCACAATATAATTAAAGGCGATGTTACGTGGACGGTTTTCATTAGCTGTTGGCACGACACGAGAGGCGTCGAATCCAAGGTCATCGGTTTTGCCTATAGCAGTTGTGTTATTCGCCATTGTCGCTGATCGTGTTCCTGCATCGTAAAAAGCCCCTCTGATTGCATCAAAAGACATGCCGATCCCGCCATCTGCGAATCCCTCAATATTTCTTATTGCATCCCCCTGTGAAGATAATAATTGTCGCCCGGCATCCACACCACGTCCGTCATCCCAGCCACGAATAAATTCACCGCGTAAATCAGGCAATTTATTTGTCGGGTAAGCCTTTGCCAGTTCCGGGTATTCTTCAGCCGAAAAAGCAGCCCCGTTGCATTTCAGCCAGCCTGTTGGCGGAGTGGCGGAAGGCCACGGGACAGGCACACCAACGGGTAATGCCGAACCTTCTCCCAAACCAAGGTATGTGAGAATGTCAGCAATAGTATTTTTCCCAATAATGTCACGGCCAACAGAAGTTAAATCAGTCTGCGCAGCTGTATCAGTTCCAGTGAAATACGGGAGTTTATTTGCACCGGTTGCCAGCCCAGCCAATGCCGTTAGGGTTGCATCTAAGGGTTGAAAATTGTCCAGGATGTAGTTAAGAGTGCCGGCGGTCATCATGTTTGCTGCGATATCATTCGCTGACCATGCGCGGGCTGTCGTTCCCTCCTGGCCGCGTTCGATCGTCATGGTGTCACCAGTGCGCGCGGTTACATGCATGATTTCGGTGAGTTGCCCGGTTGCCGCATCAATCAGGGTTAACTTAAAAAAACTTACTCCGTCTGATGGCGCAGGAAACAGTGATCCGGTTCCTGAGTTAACAGTCAAAGAAGTTGCTGATGCGCTAATTCCTGCCGCCAGCACAGTCTGCGCATTGTTGGCAGCTAAAAGTGTGAGTGCCATTTATCCTCCGGGATTTGGGCAACAAAAAACCCGCTCAAGGCGGGTTCTTAGTGGTAAAATTAATTAAACTTTAGAGAGGGCTTCAGAATGAATAATCTGTCAGTTGCTATTACAAAATTTCTTTTATCATCAGTTAGCGCAATAACAATTTTGCTTTCGGCTTTCCTTATTGCTTTAATCTTCAACATGTGGATTCAGGAAGGAATCCCACCATTTGAAAATATAAAGTTCAGCGCCGCTCTGTTCTTTACCATTATCATGTTGCTTGTTATATGCCAGTGTCTTAAGTATTACACTGACATGGCAATAGATCGCCGGGATAACTCTAGCCGATAATGGTTACGGTAACAGGCTGATAAAATGGCATATGAAGCAGGCCGCTATCAAAGGCCTGTTTGAACAATGATGCATATTCGTAGTTCGTACTTTTTATCAGAAGGCTTTTCTTCTGATTAAGCGTCTGTGAATTGTAGGAAAAGTTATTGAACATGGAGGCATCGGTGAGTTTCCTGTACCCTTTGATGATCGATATGCTCGCTCCAGAATCAGAAAAAAGAACCGAAATACTCCACCTCTGATCGTTAACGACGTCAACGCCATCAACCCCGGTAAGAAATCTCATTATCCGACGCTTTAACCATGGGATGGTAAAGTAATACCCATCACCTTTGTAGAAATTCCACGTCATGATGCGCTTAAAAAGATCATCTGAAACGACAACCTGCTCTGACTGATTAACTACCTTTCTGCCATTGAATGGTAACTGGTTGAACAGGACGGCGTTGTAAGGGCCGTAAACGGTTCGCTTCCCACTGACCAGCACCGGCGGCTTAACGCCATAAATCCCGCGGGCAATCCATTTTAACTGGTCACCAGCATTATACCCTCCGACAAATATCGGAAGGTTGGCGTTAATCATCCATGAATAAATTTCCTGGGCCATGGAGTTATACGCAGTGACGAACGCCTGGAGATCATCATCGTCGTTATACTGCGTATACAAGTAAGACTTAATGATATCTTCAAGCATATTATATCCCGTCCACGATAACCCCGTCAGAGGCAATGAACCAGTAACTGTAAGGGTCGCCGCTGATAATGTTAGTTCCGGCATCCACTCCTGTGATTACACCATTCACCGTAACAATAACGTTCAGTGTCGAAATCAGGCTCATATCGAGCGTGCTGTTAATCGCCTGAAGAAAGACATCTTTGACGTTATTTATATTCATCGGCTTTCCTGCGAATATCCCGTTTACATAATTGATTACCGGTTGCGTCACCAGAGAGGCTATTGTCGCGTCTGTCAGGTAGTTCGCGCTTTCGGTTGCCCACTGAAACTTGATAGTCACCAGTTGCTGAAATGGTATAACAAACGGTATCAGGTAGTTATCTGGCCAGTCGTTGACCGTAACCACATTATTCCTCAGGTTCGGCGTAACTATTCCACCACCAGTCCATGCGCCTGACGAGGTGGTATTGATGCCTATTGAGAAAGTATGTGGACTTAACACGGTTATAGTGAGAGGGACGTTATTAATCCCGCTCATGCCGGTAACACCTGCGATATTAATTACCTGGCCAGAGCTGAATCCGTGCGTGATGTCGGTCGTTACTACTCCTGGGTTCGCATTGGTGATCCCGGTGACGTTCAGGTCAGTCCCTTTTAGCCTGCTGATGTCGCCGGCTGACTTATAAATGGCCCCGGCCATCTCATAGATATCGCCGCCGCCACACATAACAATCCAGGCATTACCGCTCTGAACAACGGAAACCAGACGAGCCTGGACATTACTCAGGTCTGTCAATTTCTGGCGGATAAAGCCTGGATATCCCTGAACAGTCGACATCTGAGCTTCCCAGACGCGCTCGCGAAATTCGAAGTTAGTTTCAGGCGCACCACCTGGGGTGCCAGCAACCGGGTTGGTGCAGGTCAGAGTAATGCCAGACGGCAGGCTGGTCAGTATCTGATTAACCGATCCTACCGGTACAGCCCACGAACCAGTGTTTGTTGCAATGGCTGTTACCATCGAACTGACACCGGAAGACAGCACCACTGTCGCATCGGCGATCTGGTAGGTATACGTGCCATCGCTGACCAGAAACCCCTGTGACACTACGAAGCCGACCGGGCCCTCAAACACGACAGGTACAGTTGTCGCCCCCTGAGTTTTTTGTTCGCTGATACCTGACTGCTGGGCCAGAAGGTTCAGCATGTACATATTGGCTTTCAGCGGGCCTACGGAGTTGATGAGGTCGACACGAATCTGATCGGCAATGAGTAGCGCGCCAACATCGGTACCGACGATATCCTCGATAAGTGATCCGGGGAGGTCCGTAGTGATGCCTGGTGATAATTCTGTGGCTCTTGAAACTAAGTCGGCGCGCAGCTCTTCGGATGTTTTCGGCACTGGCCCGGCTGCGTCATAGCTAACGGACAAATCACTCATACGTTCACCGTTGTGATAATTTTAGAACCGGCGTTGGTTATCGCCGAAATGTTATAAACAGGTGGATCATCACTAACCAAAGCAATTTGTAGCGATGAAAAGTAGGGACTAAATTGTTGTTGCAGACGGTTAACGTAATACGTCGGCAATACCTGCTGTATTACTGATCCGTTAGCCGGAATACCATTGTTCGCGAAGAACGGAGACTCCTGCGGCGCAAGCTTAAGATTTTGCACCAGAGTAGTCAGGTAAACCGCGTCGTTGAATCCATTCTCATCTGTTTCGACCAGAGTCCACTTACCATCTGAATTCCTGCCGTAGGTTCTCATTCAGTGATATTCCCGTTAAATTGCATTGTCGCGTTCCCGGTATTGCTGCCGCCGTTTCCGTTGGAGTGAACATGGCTGTTGCACCAGGAAACAAGCGACTTCCAGCCCTCGTGCATGATCGCCGGGCTTGTGCTGGCTGTTCCGTCCTGCAACTTCCCTGCCTGACCAGTCAGATTCCACATACCGTCCGTAAGTGTGAAAACTGTTGACCCTACGGTCACTTTGAACTGCGTTGGAGTGGCGATGGTTATGCTGTCAGGAGTAAGTAAAAACGTTGTGTTGCTGCCAGCATCCCGAATGGTGACACCTTCGGGCCCGTAAATGGTCACAACCTGACCGTCGACGCCTTCCCACTCTGTATTACTGATTGGCAAAAATACCAGCGCGCTAAGGTTCGCCGGCGGCGTCAGGTCAGCAATGCCGCCACCCTGCCCGCTAACACCACCAAGGTAGGTATCTGCCGGGATAACAATGCCTTTGTCGCCTGGCTGCATGGGATAGCGGATATACTGCGGACCAAATAACGGAACGGTGACCTGAGGAAGCACATAAGGGATATCGCGCAACTCAAAGGCCACCGTGATCATGTTTCCGTCCTGTTTGACCACGCTGGCCGGAAGCACCTTACCCGCCTTTTGCAGGGCATCTTCGACCTTTATTTCAGCAAAACGATTCATGCTGCTGCCGAAATTAAGCTTTTGATCGATACTCATTTACCACCAGCCTTAACAAATGGATATGCCTCAATAATTGTTACCCATGCATCGGCAGTTGGCTGCCGACTATTACCAATAAGACGCACTGAACTAACAACAAACTCACCTGTAAAAGCGGAATCATCCCGATACTGAGAATATGAAGAGGCTCTTATTACTGGGGCGGTTTTTTTAGGCATGCTTATATGGTCACCAACCTGAATATCACTGCGCATAACACACATCAGGCTAATGGTTTTAAAGGCTACCCATGTCGGCTGACCGATTAAATCAGTAAAATTCAACTCGGTTATACTTGTAACTTCTGAACCTTCAGGATGGTAATTGACATCATTATCCCAGACTCGAATTTGATTGCCGTTAACTATGGCCATTTCAACACCAGTGTAACCTGAGTCCTTAATCCATGAGCGAGAAAAGGCATTAAGGTCCTTTGCCAGAGAAACTATATCGCGACAAAACAGCCCTCTGTAATGATTAAGAACCAGCCGATCACTAATATTAATATTAAATGTATAACCGCCTATCAACTGGAAGCAGTTAGTTAAGGCGACAGATAATTTTTGCCCAACTTTCCAGTCAAACGTTAACGGCAGTGGTGCTGGTTTCTCATCAGGGTTTAACGTTACTGGACCAGTTACAATCACAAAATCCAGCCTTAAATCCGTACCCTGCCAGTTACCAAAAACCTGATTAATCGTACCATCAAGCACCAGTCCTGGCGCTTTGAAGTTCCCAGCTAGTGGTAGACCTTGCTTCATACCGAGAAAGATTTTTATTCTTTTACCGAAAAGGTCCTGTCTGGCCTGCTGCATTTCTTTCGGTCCAATACCCCATATAGTCAGGTGCGTTTCACCCTGTGGGGTTGATTCACCAAACCTGAGAATGTCAAACTCAATCATTAATGCGCCGGGATTATAAGCTCCATTTTTGTGGCTGCTATATTGCTTCAATAACACATCAGATTTTCCGTCTTTTGACGGATCGAAAATCTGTATATCGTAATAACGCATTAACTTATTACCTCAATTTGCCCGTTCTTTTCCCGCCAGTACATAGTTGTGAATCTGAATACACCAGAGATGAGATTAATACCACCAGCGGCAGGCGATCCGACCAAGGCTGTGTTAATAATTGCATTTTCTGAATTATCAGTAATAAACAAATACCAGCGCTGAGCGGCAATATTCCATTTAATCTGGCAGTTATAAACTGCACCATCAAGAACAGGCGTAAAAGCTATGCTTTGACGCTCATTACCTGAGAATGGGAAATATTGAGTTGTCATGCGCCTATTCCAAGTTTGCCAAGAAGGCCCGTTATAGCCTCTGAAACAGAACCACCAAGAGAGGTGTTGCCCAGAGCATTGACCGTGTTTGTCCATGCTGGCTCGGTTACCACGTCTCCAGCGCCAATCTTATTCAGGAAGTTATTAACTGCCTTCTCCGCACCAGTTAAGGTAATCAGCGGCTGTTCGAAGTCCCACATCCACGTCCGTTGCGGTAACGCATCGTTGCCGCCTGTGATGTCCTTCACGGTGCGCAATATGCATCGGTTATAGATAACTGACGGTGTGGCAACGATGAATGTTCCACCGAGACTGGCATGGGCCTGGAGAACTGACTGTAGTGCGCTGATCGTTACTAACTTAGTCATTGCTCCGGTATTCTCATTCACCGGCGCTTCCATAATCAGGGATACGCGCAAAGGTTGAGCCAGTAACGCATTGGCGGCCACGACCTGGTTAGCAAAAGGGTAGCGGGCAATGTCGTAATCAATAAGCGTTGAGCCCTGAACTGGTTTCCAGTGGCAAAAATATTTATCCAGATCGGTGAGGTTAATTGCGCCACCCAAAAGACCAGTTACAAAACTGGCGCTTTGGGTCAGGGCAACGATCGGAAGCATGCCACCTGGTATTGCCTGGGCAATGCCGTCACAAAGGATAACCGGGGATATTTCAAACCCCAGCTTGTACATCTCACGAGTGAACCCCATTATCCCATAGCCCCCAACTGTGATCCGGTAACAATCGCGTTACCCCCCGTGTTGTTGTAAATCTGAATAACCCGGTCCTCTGTAACTCGGCTTCCTGCCCCTTCTTTTGAGGCTATTGCAGAAATTAACTTCGCCAGCACATAGGGATCGTTCAGATTGAGTTTTTCGTTCTCATTAAATTTGGTCGAGCGAACAACGTGCCGGATATACTCCTCCGTGTTGTTTTCATTTGATGGAGCCCATTTACTGACGATGTCCCTTACAGTGTTTGTCCCGCGCTGGCCGTATATCTGGAGTTGCTTTGTTGCCGCCAGAACGCCTTCATCAAGTGTTGGAAATACGGCGAACTTCCCACTTTTGGTGTTGCTAGTCTCGTAGCCTTCCGCCCACCTCAGATTTCCGGGGTTGTTGAACCGATCGGCAATCGTGCGACCTTTAGCGTTGACATTAGCTGGCAGAGGATCAACAGGAGCAATGTCTCCGCCAGAAAAGAATCGCTTTACCCCTTTTAGCCACCCCCAAACATGCGGGTCATCCTCGCTACCAGGTGTATACGTTTTTCCTGTCTTAGGGTCTGTCACTGGATTTGCATTAAGAATTGTCGATTCTGATTTAACACCATCAATAATTCCTGTGGTGTCTGTTTTACCAATAATCCAGTCGACAACCTTCCCAATTACTTTTCCAAGCTTCTCGACTTTTACCATGAAGTTTTCGACATCATTTTTAAAGTCGGGAGAGGCCAGGTAATCACCAAATCGCTGAATACCACCAGCGAGCCCGTCGATCCATTTTCCAAGTTCTGGAGATTGAATAACGGTATCGATAGCACCAGACAACGCATCAGAGAGTTTTGTCAGTCCAGGGGTAAGCGGGCCAAGTCCACGGATGAACGTGTTTTTGATGCTCTGACTGCTGTAGTCGAGTTGAATATTGAAATCCTGCCATTGCCGGGCCTGCTCATCAGTGATCTGCAGCAACTGAGCGTCACGCTTCGCACGTTTCTCCATAGCGTCGATCTCGGCATCGCTCATATTTTTAAAGCGATTGAGGTCATCAATACTGAAGAAGCTGGTCAACCCGTAGGCGTTAGCCCCCTGCAACGTGCCGCCGGTTTGCGTGAAAATACTCCTGGCGGCACGAATCATCTCCGGCAGCAACTGGTCCGGGGAGCGGTCAGGGTTATTGATGCCCATAGCCTGGAATTTCCAGCGCTGGGATAAATCGGCCTGAGTGTCACGAATGGCACCCAGTGTCGCGGTTGGGTTGGACACTGCACGCTGGTAGTTAATGGCCGTTGAATCCAGGGCACCAATCGAGGTATTCAACCCCATAGAGGTGAATCGCTGGGCGCTCGCGGTGGATGCTAGGCGGTTCAGTCCGAACAACCCACCAGCGCCGAGAACACCAGTAAACAACCCTACAATACCGCCCCATGACAGCAGGCTGACTGTGGCGTCTTTGATATGGCCGGCGAACTCTTTTGAGTCCTTTTTAAGTTTGCCAAATATGCTGGAAGAGCCAGCAGTTTTCTTATTCAGGTCACTCTGACGCTTATTGGCATCGTCAAGGCTGGTGTTGATGCGATCGAGGTTATTCACCATCATATTCAAAGCATCAACGCCATCCAAAAAAGCCTTTGTCACCCCCTCAGCTTCTGAGGATGCTTTTGACGTTTCGCGGGCGGTGTCGCCAATACCCTGCGCAGATGCCCGCCATGCTTCGGGAAGATCTTCAAGAGCAGCCTGGTATTCGTTGAATTTTTCCATAAATGACAAGAACTTTTCGTCATTTACATCAACTTCAATAATGGATTTAGCTGCCATTGAAATGACCCCTTTCTTTTAAGGCGGAGAGGATAAAGCGCTGCCTGAACTGGGATGGGCTGGCGTATTCCTCGCCAGCTATTTCCCTTACAACGTCCCTGAACCCCTCGTTAGAGGCCCAGTCTAGGAGGGTATAAACGACGTTTCCTGCGGGGCAGTCTGGTTCGGGGTATCGGTATCCGTTTTCGACGTCAGTAAAGAACCTCGCCACTCCGTAGCGGTCGATAACGTTAACTGACCACCGAACATACCGAGCACGCTCCCCACCGTTGGCTTGATGAGTTCCGGTTTCTGAATGGCAGAGGAAACCATAAAAAAAACGATTTCACCTTCCACCTCACGAAACTCGTCAGCGGAAATAATGCCCTGTTTCATCGCAGAATCTAACGGCACAGATTTCCACTGACCGTTGTCATTAAAAATGACTGTTGTCTGGCGCTGGATTTCATCAACAATGTTTGGGCCATCCTGCCCGGTTACCTCCTGTTCCTTTTTAATTTTCTTCCGAAGCATCATTGCCGCTACCCGGGCCGCGCCAAGACCACCAACCTGAGCAATGAAACTGGTAAACAGGCTACCGAGCATCAGGCAATGCTCTTCCACCACCTCATAGGGAAAAGGTGAGGTGTGAACATAAATGAGAGCACCGTCATCACGGCTGATCGAACAGACCAGATTTAGTTTTTTATCGATTTTCACGGTCAGATCCACATGTTGTCGTTAGTGATGAGGTAGCCGCTGATGGTTACCACGTACCCGGCATCCATACCGTTAAATGGCATCTCGTTAAAGTTGACCAGGTAGCAGTTAAGCAGGGTGAAGTTGCCAAATGTGGTTGCGTCCGGGGTAACAACCACCTCGCCAAGCGCTGTGTCCGTCGTAAAGCGCTGTTGATAGCTTGCGGCAAGACCCTGAGTGCGCAGCATGTGGACGGTTAAGGTAACCTGCTGATACGGTACCTGACTGCCAACGGTGCCGGTCATGGTCGGCAGAATGTCCGTGGCGGGACCGTCCGGACGCATGCTGATCCCGTCTTTACCAAGATAAGATGCAGTAACATTCAGAGCCGGAACATCAGTGATGGAAACCGCGCCACGGACGCGGTTGAGGAATCCTTGTGGTACTAATGGGTTTGCCATGTTATGCCCCTACAAAATTGGTAACGTTCAGGTTAAACGTGATGGACTCGAAGCCACGGCGCGGCGTGATAACAGCACCTAGCCCGTTGTACTTACCCTCCTTGTAATCCGAAGGATTCAGGCTGGAATAGTTAGCAAAAGGCACTGCGTTGATAACAGCATTACCCGCGTAAGAACCTTTCTCGTATTCGGTGTTGAAATCGGACTGAATAAGTTTTGTACCGATAACGCGGCCCAGAATCAGCCCATAGCTAATTCCATTACGCAGCGTTTTCAGTGCGCGGTTTTGCAGGCGGTCAATACCGTTCTGGTCGTAATACAGTGGGTTGGTTGTGGTGTTAGACCCGTTGATCACTTCGTTAGCCAGGTCCAGTTCAAGGTTAATAGCGGCCCATGCTACTGCATACCAGTAGTTAAACGGATTACCGTCAAGCATGTGGCCGGCTACCAGCATCTTGTTGCTCAGGCCGCCTTCTGCAGATGACCCGATGTAGTTGACGTGGTTTTCCTGGAGCGTTTTCAGCAACGTACCGTTGTTCTCAACCGGGTATTCAGTCACCCCATACATGAAGCGGAACGCCATCGGCGGTACCATGTTCGACGAACCGGGGTCATTTGACAGCGAGGACTGGAACGCTGCCGCCATCGAAAATTCAGTAGCTGGAATATTCGGAGCTTCGACCCCTGCAAATACGGTTTTATTCTTTGTTGTCACCCATGACTGATAGGTGGCAATCGTGCTTGTGACAAAGAAATAAACCAGCGATCCGGGGGATGTGTACTGACCCGTGAGCGTTTTGAAAGTCGCTTCAGAATCCCACTCACGAGGTACCAGATACGAAAAGAATTTCTGGTACGTGTTGCCGAGGGAAATATCCTTGTCGATAAAATCACTCAGAGCTGCCACGGCTGCCGGGATGGTGATGTCACCAAGTTCCAGCACATAGACCGCGCGAGCTGCACCCTGCGCCCAGTACGTGGTGTTCATCTGGATAATTTCACCAGCAACAACCGTCTTAACAACGCCCATGGTGGTTGCCGTCCCCGGGTCGCTGCTCAGCGAATAAGTAAATTCCGTCGCGCTGGTAACCGTCGCCTCAGCAGAGCGGTTGTATGCCGCAGGTGCCACGCCAGAAATCACAACAGGCACGGTGCTGCCATTCGTCCAGCCATGAGGCGATGCGAGGGTAACAGTGACCAGATTGGCCGCCCAGACAATGGTTGATATCGTTTTCCCCGGGGCGGTGATAGCTTTCAGATCGTCTTTTGACGTAAGCAACTGATATTCGCCTGCCGCCAGAGTCGTCCCGCCCATGGAGATCATCGCGCCGGATTTAAGCAGCTGCGAGGGCTTCGGCGGATTGGTCACCGATACGTTAATGTTAACAATTGCCATTTAATTATTTCTCCGGATAAATGGACGGAATTGCAGACAGGATCAGCCCGCGGGCTACGTTGCGCATCCGCTGCTGGTAATAATTGACTTTGAATTTGATGGTCTTGCGCATGGCGATAACGTTCAGTTCGTTCTGCGTAACGCGCTCATCCTGCACAACGGGGATGTTCATTACGCCCATTTCTGCATCATCGCGCAGGGTGTACTGCTGAACGTATCGCAGAAAGTCCTCAACCACGGCATTCCTGAGGCCTGTAATCGAAATCGTCACATCCTCGGAAACCAGCTGGTACTGGTTGTCGCGTTCATCGATATAAAACGCCCCGGCGATCGGAGAGACATTGCTGCACCGTATTGTCGCGAAGGGAGGCGACAGGTTCTGCGTGGAAAGCATCGCCGGAAACATTGGCATAAACTGACTAAGCCCAAGCCATACAGGCAACGAACTGGAAACCACAACGTCACTCAGGTCGATATCATCCGCAGAGTTGATAATCTGCGACCGCATATGCGGATAGATCGCCTCCCCTGTGTAGTGATAAAGATTGGCCGGTTCGTTCAGTCCGGTTCGACGGGAGAAAGAAAACTGAATGCCAAAAAACTCGCCGATGTACAGGACGTCCGATCCAATATCGTTGAATGGGTCTATATCGGCCTGCGCAGTAAACGTAACGACGTTTCGGTCGTAGAGTTGTTCATCGTCCTGGATGGTTTCTGTCGTCAGATGAAGGTAGCCTTTGACGTTTACCGTGTCGGGTTCGTTGCCCGGGTTATCAGACAGGACGGAGGCTTTCACCCAGAACACGAAGCCATCAAGCGGGAGAACCTTACGGATATACTTCGTAAACGTAACCACCTGAAAGCGACTGAGGTCGTCAAGCCCCTGCGTCAGAGCCGCGTTAAGCTCTGTTTTTGCATTCTGCTGTAGTTCACTCAGGGAAGGCATTTAATACCCCGCTTACCCAGGCGCGCATTGCCGCCTGATAGTTTCCTGTATCGATAAAGGATGCCCGCGGATCGCCCTTCTTATTTTTAAAGCGCTTAGATATACCCAGCAGCGCGCGTCGGGTTGGCACACCTGACATGCCGTTCATCTCTTCGTTATCCAGAAAGGCCACGAACAGGTCGTGAACGCGTGACATGGATTCCGCAAGCGGATCCCTTAACGGCGGCGCGCCAGCCAGCATATTTTCAAGATTTGCGGCGAGGTCTTTACTCATCAGGTCGGCGATGTCGTTTCCGTACCTGTCAAAAAAGGTCTGCATAATCTGGTATTTTTCTTCCAGATATTCAGCAACATCCCCTGTCGTGGTGTTCTCATCTTCGTAGGGAAGGTCGATAACACCAAGATGAAAGGTGATCATGACAGCCCCCACAAACTACCGAACTGCTGGGCAATCATCAGATAGCGGCGTCCCCAAGGGTCCTGCAACATTTGCAGATCGGCCAGAGACAAATCTTTGAAGAAGTCAGGCACCAGACGCTGCGCGCTGGTTGAGTTATCCCCGGCCCCCGTTATCACGCCAGCCTTGAAATTGTTAAGGCCATACTCTTTCCTGAACTCGGCGAATACCGATTCCGTGCCATAGTTGACCAGGAATGACGCGCCCAGGTTGTACACGGCAACGGTGTACAGATTCGGCGTGACGCACGCGATATCAGGGTTTACCCACTCAACCGCGCCGCCATACGCCAGGGTGAAAGACGGCGAGTCGTCGGGAACCTGCGCGGCGGTAACGCCCATGTCAGTTCGAACGAATTCGATGAATCCCGACAGGCTCGTTGTCATTTTTTCTTTCTCCCGGATTGCTCAGTCACGATTGTTTCGTTGACCGTCGGAGTGTCTTCGTTGTCTTCTCGGCCTTTCGCCTGCTCCGCGCTGACTTCCATCTCGCCGGAATAGCCGGTACCGCTTTCACGCAGCGCGCTATCCAGAGCCGCTACAGATGCCTGGCGGCGGCCGTGGGCGCCACGGGTCAGGTGAATATCGTTATCACGGATTGCTTTTTCGATTACCGACGCTGATACAGGCTTGTTCAGGCTGTAGCACAAGCCGACAAACGCCTGGCTCTGGTCGATTTTGGTTGAGTCAACCAGACCATAAACCTGGTGGTGCTGCACCACCGCTTCAATCTCTTCAGTTGTGCCATCCAGCACCATCATCTGATCGCCGTGGTTAATCGGGATCTGAATAAGGCGGCCGGTCTCGAGCTTGCGATAGGCGAAAATCTGGCGCTGTTTGGTGGTGTTAGCGATATAGAGCTTCATTGGTTACCCTCGTAAAAAAGCCCCTGCTGAGTTTCCCCGGCAGAGGCTTAACCACTTCAAAGAATGGATCAGGCGCTGTACGCCATGGACAGGATGGTGATTGCTTCCGGACGAACTGCCCAGCCTGCGGTTGAACGCATTTCGGACAGAACATCGATGGCGCCACCAGCGATCGGCGTCGGGATTTCGCGCGGCGCGGCCATGTCGGTAAACATCAGCGCGTTCGCGGCAAGAGACGGGGTCAGCTTGGCGAATTCGTTGGTGTTCACGGTAGAGTTGACCATCGGCACTTCGACCTCAGGGATGGTGATCACCACCGCATCGGTACCGCCAGCACCAGCGCCGATCAAGGTATCGTCATACACCCAGTCAACCTGGACGTTTGCGCCTTTCAGCACTTCTTTCACCGTGCCGCCGACGGTGTCAGTACCACCACCAGGACGCTGGTAAGAAGTCAGCTGAACGATCTGCTGAATCTCCATGGCACCGAGGACGCGCTGCGGCCCCAGGATAACAACACGCTGCTGGCGACCCAGCTGCATGGTGCGGGTCAGTGCTGCCTGCACGTGGCCCAGAAGATATACCGCCATCTGCCCGTGGTCATAGGTTAGCACGGTGGTGTTGCTGTTGCTGTCAGGAGGCAGGGACTCGGTAGTCGCGCCAGCGGTGTTCAGCAGGCCTTCACCACCAGCAGGGTTCATGCCATACAGCAGAGCAGAGCGCAGTTGCTGGAAGATGCCCTGACGCATACCCAGACGCTGGGCTTCCGGCAGTGCAAAGTTCCAGTTACCGGCAGCCGCCATGTCATGGTGATCGTAGATACCACGGCAGCGGAACAGGTAGGTTGGGGTTGAAATCATCTTCGCATCCAGCGCCACGCTCGGCAGCTGGTTACCGTTACCGGACTGGCTGGAAGTGGTCTGGGTGCGAATATCCAGGCGGCGCATGTAGACGTACTGGTCGCCTACGCCGAGACGGACTTGCGGGTTACCGCTGGCGATGGTTTCAAACGCACCTGATGCCTGCTGGTAACCGAGGATCATTTCCGGCGCGATGTACGACGGATTGACGATGGTGTAGCTGGGGGTAATTGCAGCCATTTAATTCAGCTCCCGATTAAAGTAAGACCAGCGCGCAGCTGTCGGTGTTATTCCAGGTCAGGAAGCCCGTCGCGCTGTCATAGCTGACAGTCTTGGAGTTGCCTGATTCGATAGCGAGCACTTTTACCGGCAGCGTGATGTCGGAAAGCGTAACTGCGCCAACGGTGCCCTGCGTGGTTGCAGCGCCGCTCGGTGCAGTTGCCGGTGCATAGGTAAAGGTTGTTGCGTTAACGACTGACAGTACGACCACAGTGCCGTTGTACGCAGCAGGAGCGACGCCGCTGATTTTCACGTACTGACCAGCAGTCAGGCCATGAGCTGAAGCGGTTACCGCTGTCGCCACACCATTGGCATAGGTCACAGCGGTTGTCGCAATATCAGAACCGGCGAAACCGGCCGCCGCCGCGGTGGTAATCTGGTTGTTCACGAAATCCCAGGCCAGCGGCGTTTTAACCGACGCGCCGGAAGTGCCCAGCGCGACAACCTGCGCAGAAGCTTTCAGCGGAACGCGCATGTTAGAACCCAGGCGGTAGTACGAAACGCTCATGCCGGAGGCGTACAGCGGGACCGGAGACTGCGGAGTGGTCAGGCCGTTGTGAGCCTGATTGAAGACTGTGAAGCCCTCCAGCTCGGCAACAGACACAGCGCGACGAATATAAGAACCGCGCGGGCTTGAGCTGGTGCCGGGCAGAAGCTCAGCAACTGGCAGACCGCCCCACAGTGGTTTGGTTTCCGTTGCCGCCACGGTACCCGCCGCCAGGTTAAAGCGGTTGGCCGGGTCATCCAGCGCCACACCCTGAATATAACCGTCGGACTGCACACCGAAGGAGCCAAGCGCATTCGTGGTTGCCATCGGGTTAAGAGATAAGTTAGCCATGCTTGAGAGCTCCCGTTAAGCCTGGTTGTTAAAACTGGTGACCTGACGCTTGCCGGACTGGAACGGAGCCCAGGTGGCAGCAGGATCGCCTTCGAAGGTGCTGATCTGGCGACCGGTCGCATCAGCGCGTTTAATTTCGCGCAGCATGCCAGGGCCAACAGACAGGCTTGCCGATTTCTGCGCGTCGGCGTAGATCGTCTTCTCGGCCACGCTCAGCAGGGCTGAGTCAGCGATAGAGGACAGGTCGACGGTTTTGAAATCAGGCGAATGCTCCTGAAGCTGGATCATCAGGCGGCGGCGATATGCCAGCGGCTTTTCACCAGACAGCGGTACCGGCGCGCGCTTGCCGAAGCATGAGAACACGCTATCAGCCTTCACCTGTGCATCGGCGACTTCGTTGCGCTCTTCATCGCTCAACTCGGTTGGGATGCGGGAGCGCAGGTCGGCGATCTCCTGGCGCAGCTGAGAGTCAGCTTTTTCTTTCGCCATACGTTCGGCCTCTTCGGCGTCGGCCTTCTCTTTGGCTTCAGCGTCTGCTTTTTCTTTCGCGGCTTTCTCTTCCGCGTCAGCTTTGGCTTTCGCCTCTTCGGCCTCTTTTGCCTCAGCATCAGCCTTTTCTTTCTTGGCTGCTTCTTCGGCATCGGCCTTGGCCTTCAGGTCTGCTGCTTCTGCGTCAGCCTTAGCCATGCGTGCGTCAATCGCCTTATTGATTAGCGCTACGATTTTTTCCTCGTCCATCTTTTCAGCCTCGTTTGGAATGGAATCAGATTTAACACCAGTAGGGGCAAGGAGCTTGTCCCATACGCCCTGTTCACAAATTGCAACGTGGTCGAGCAGCTCGGGGGATGGCTCCACCAGTAGAGGCTGACCGTCGATCTCAATGATTGAATCGGGAACCTCAACAAATTTGACGGTTGGTGAGGTGCTTAACTGCCTGGTTGCCATGATTTCGGCAGCCTCGGCGTCATATACGCGTGCAATTGCCCACACCTCACCATTGTCAGCAACCCAGCTATTTGTCAGGGTGCCAATAACGCGTTTTGCGAACTCATTGCTATCAAGCGTATTTTTCTCCGGGTGCAGCCATATGAGCGGTAGCCCGGCAACTCGCTGGAGAAACTCTGGGGTGAGATAGTCGTCCGGGTTACGGAAGGCCATCTGTTGATCTGCAGATCGCCAGGTAACCCCAGTTCCGGTAACCCGGATGGCGAACATCCACATGTTGATAAAGAATTGCGGGCTGCTTAGCGTCCCGTCAGCGATGAGCGCGGCCACCTCGGTTTCATTGAGCGCCTGCTGCGCCAGCATCTCAGCAAAGGGCTGATGAAGCGGTTTGGGCATGTCGTCAATGTGGAACCATCCGGCGGCCAGCGATTCGTCGTTAAGCTTCGCCTCGAACCTCTCCGGCACCTCAGCGCGAAACGTCAGATAATCGCCGTATACGCTGTGTGGAGTGAGCTGGCCATCGTACTGATAACCAACCTCTTCCAGCACCTCGCGGCGCGCGGCATCAATAGCCAGCTCGCCAGGCTCTACCGTGCCGCCAGGCGGGCACCACGTACCATCATCCGAGCGCTGGATCAGGAAGACGAACTTACCCTGACGGAACATTATCCCGCTGCCAAAAATAGCCACGTTTTAATGCTCCTATGCTGCTTTCTTCATCGACTCCATGAACTTCTGCCCCTTCTGGGTCAGCATGTATTCAGGAATGCTTCGGAGGTTGTAGATGTATGTCACGTAGCACTGGCAAAAAACCTCTTCGCCTGGCTGAGTGATTTCGTCCAGGTAGCCGGCAGGACCTGCTTTCACGTACCCGTTTTTTTGCGCCCAGTTCCCGCGAATCAGGTAATACAGCTGATCGCGTTCCTTGTGGTCTTCCCGGAAGTCATAACCCGGCCGCCGCCAGTGGCTGTGCCATATCGCTGCAATCGCGTTATTGCTCGTTGCGATCACGTTGTCGATGTTGGCTATCAGCTTATGGTTCTGGTCGATCATCACCCGGCGCGCTTCATAGTCCACCTTCTCGGCGGCCTTCTGAATGTGCGCTGCCGTCTCCCGCATCGTTCCCTGAATGCCGGTCAGCGCAATGCTGTCGGCTGAGGGAATGCTGCTGGCCCAGCCGCTAAACCGCGACAACGTAGTGTCGATGGCTTTTTTGCGATTGAGCTGGATTAGGTCAGCGCTGGCGAGGATCCGCCTGTCGAGTTCCGTCCTCAGCTTCGGCTCAAGGTAGTTGAGCGTAAACCGGGATATGCCCTGGTGGCGCTTCAGCGCGCCAGCGCGACCAACCTGCAGGTCGTAAGCTTTCGTCAGGTTGCGGGTGACCATCGCCATGTAGTCATCGGAGGTTTCGCTTTCGGCCGCCTGGCGGATAATCGCCTGCCAGCGTTCCAGCTCTTCCCGGGATGAGTAGCCATTGCGGAGAAAGAACTTCACCGCGTCTCTCACTGTTCGGGTGAAAGTGTTCATAGCATCATCCCGCCGCCTGGCTCTTCAGCTTTCGGCGGCTCCGGCGGTGGGTTTTCCTTCAGCGAGTCGTAATCAAGATTAAGCCGCTGGGGGAAGAGGTTCTCGTTGGCGTTGGCGTTTTCGCACGCCCATTCGATAAGCGTCGCGCGGTTTTCCGGGTCAGCCGTGAGCTGCGGCAGCACCACTTCCAGCATGCTGACGATCGCCTTAAAGCGCGTCTCGTCGACCTTCACCTTCTCGCTTTCCGGCTCTTTCAGGGAGGACGGCCAGCGATATTCGAAGTTGTTTATCCAGCTCGCGAAATAAACGCTGTAGGTGTTTTTCAGCTCCGGGAGGTCGGCACGCAGAGACTGGAAGAACTCAATACTCCAGGCGCGGTACTGGCACACGCGGATGAAGAACGCGTAAAGCGGGTCCAGCCACTCGCGGATATTGTCGATGTACACCGCTACGGCACGGGCATCTTCAGTGCCTTCACCGAAGCCCTGGGCGAACGTCTCAGAGTTGAGGATGATCGCTGGCATGTCGGCGGCGGCGGCTATGTTCTCCAGAATATGCTTACGCGCAGAGTCGAGAGGTTTTTCCAGATTACTCAGATCGATTGACTCGATACCATCCTGCGGTCCAATCTGCAGGACCTCACCAGTTTTACCCCGCTTCAGCAGCATGCGCTTGAATCCACCCAGCGCCTGCATAACTTTGTTAACAACCGCGCCAGCGCCTGCAATTTTGGTAATTAGCAGTCCGCCTTTAACCGCAACCATGTCATCAGTGCGCATGGTCTGAATAAAGGATTTCAGCGGGAAAAGCGCACGCTGATACACACTGCGTCCGGTGAACCCGAACGCCGCAGGGTTGTACGCGAGATAAATAGGATCTTCGTTCTGCGCGACTATGCATCGCGATTTGTGGTATGGCTTGCCAGCCACACGAATGCCTTCGACTTTCTGGAAGTCATGGGCGTTTGGGTCCTGGTTCAGCACGATACTGCCCGCGGTATTCAACGGATCGAGAATGTTAAAGCTGACGTTGTGCTTGTACAGCGTGCGGTAGTCCAGCGATTCATTCGGCTCCTGGTTATCCACCAGCATTGCGATCGCTGATACGCCGTAAATACGGGCTATGCGCGCGGCGTTGGCGATGTGCTGGTTCGCACCCATCTCTTTCCATTCGCGCTCGAACGCGTCGCGCAGGCGCTGCTCAAGGCCGTACGACTGGGCAACATGCACGGTGCGCGGCTCATTCATCGCCATTTTAATCGGGCGATCCACCATCTTTCCGCCCAGGGGGTGGAAGAGATAAATCGTCTTGCAGGCCTGATACCCAGCCGAGGAACCAGGCTGAATATCGTCGCTGTCCAGCAATGCCATCAACTCTGGAGAGCAGCTGCCGATTTCGAAATCGTCTTCGTTCATTGGTTCTCTCGTCAGATTGCGTCGCCGCTGCCGAAGGCGATGATCAGCCCGTAGGTGTAATCATCGAGAAGGTCATCGGCGCGCTTATGCGCTTTCTTGTCGGCAAGGTGGAATCGGGAAACCTGCTTGTGCAGATGGTTTGCTGTCTCGCCCTTAAAGACGGCTGTCTTCTCGTAGGCGTGTCGGGAAATTTTCGCCAGCCCGCGGTAGTGATAACCGGAGGCCATAATGGCGCGTTCGTCCTTTCCTTTGCTGGTCAGGGCGGACTCAATTTTGTTGACCGGCCATCCAAGGCTTTCGCCTTTCTGCAGGAGGATGCTGCCCATGCTGGCGTCTTCTATGAACACGCCAAGGCTGCCGTTGATGGCAACGCACTGGCCGGAAAGCTCATTGAGGCGGTCGAACACCGACGGCATCCACGTCTCCAGCAGTGCGCCGTCAATCTGCACCACATCCCAGTCGAGAATGGTGAGGCGCTGAATGCCGGGCCGGGTGTCGACGGCGTAATACACCACAGCCGTACCGTCATGTTCTGATCCACCTTTGACGGCGGTATCCATGACAGCGAAGACGGCCTGGCACATTTCAGGGTAATCGACAGGCTGATCCTGATTTTCACCCTCGAACCATTTGCGGACGTCGAACAGCGAAGCGGCAGACCAGTCGACGAACTCGGCCAGAAACTCCTGGCGGAACACGCGCGGGTCGTTGTTGGCCCTCTCCTTCTCCAGTTCCTCAGGAGGAACGAAGGGGTTGGATGACGTCGGAGCATGATGCTCATGGAAGCCGAGGTCTTTGTTATGGCAGATGGCATAGAAGAAGTTTTCTTCGTCCACACCGTCAGGCGTTGAGAATACGTAGGCCCGACCTTTTGTCGTCAGTAGCGTCGGCTTAATCGACTTCGGCCAGATTTCCTTCAGCATTTCAGGCGACTTGGTAAACGCCGCCTCATCGATCAGGATAATTTCGTACTCACGACCACGACCGGCCAGTTTGTTGTCGTTGGTGACCCAGAAGTCAATCTTCCCGCCGTTCTTCAGCAGCAGGCGCTTTTCCTGCCGGCTGAAGCTCTTTTTCAGCGGCAGCAGGATTTCTTCGAGCTTGTCGTAGATCTCCTGATACTGGCGGTACTCAGCTGTGAAGATACCGACACGGCCACCGAGTTCAATGTCCATGCCCGGACGCTTAAACGGCGCTGTAGCGTAGGTCACCGCAGCGCTGGAAAGCATGAAGGTCTTACCCCAGCGGCGACCACACCGGACCGCGTGCAGTTGACCTTCCCAGGAATCTGACCAGACCTTTAACTGCCCGTCATGCAGCGTCGGGAGGTAAATGTCGGCCATATCATCTTCCAGGTATCGGCAGGGTGTTGTGTACGACGATCGCGTTATCTTTGTCGCCGTCTCTCAGAGCACTAATTTCGTGACGTAGTTTCTCGTTCTGCAACTCGAGACGCTCTACATCGAGCAGCGATTGACGCTCGCTCGTATTCCGCAAAAGGATTAGTCTGGCCAGCTCTTTGCGGGCGCTGTCTTTGTCGGCAGTCAGGATTTCAATCCCGAATTTGCCCAGCTTCACACCTTGCAGCAGATAGCGCGCGTCACCTTCAAGATCGCGAGTGTCAGCAAAGAAAGGTTCTCCTACCCCTTCGCCATTACAGCGAGGGCACTCAGGATTTGGATCGGCGTTGTCGACAAAGCCAATTCCGCCGGATGTATCTGGCGGCGCGGTACCATCCGATTCAGCCTTGCGCTCAGCGGATAGCTGCTCGGCGATATCTCGCCATTGATATTTGTGATCGCTTCCCCAGCAGTACCGGCAGTTAACGCGACGGTATTGAGATATCTCGTTTGGGTCAGCGTTAATGATTGCGGTCAACTGACCGATCACATCATCGAGTTCTGCAGCGTATCGCTTCTGTCGCTCATTACGCAGGTGATGCACGTAGCGTGAAACCTTAGGGTTTCTGAGGAGCTGACTTGCAGTCACATAGGCGGCATTTCCCGTCCCCGCATAACCGGCAAGGCGATATGCATCTACTCGGGTTTTCCCATCGACGACGTGTTGTGCAAATATCATCTGCTGGTCGGAAAGTCCGAAATCATCTGGAGCTGAAGGAGGAGGCATTGAGCACTCTGACGCAGTTTTTTTTTGCGCCTCAGGCTCTGGCTTTACACTCCTTTTCGCATGATCCGCCTTTTGCGAATTCGCAGTTTTATTCGCACTTTTCTTTTGCGAATTCGCACTACCATTCGCAATTTTGATATAGCGCTTTGCAGTCGAGTAATTCAGTCCCTGCGCTTCGCACCATTCTTTGGGAGAAATGCCGGTTTTGGCATGCTCGGACAGGAACCGTTTTTGGAGGTCTCCCCAGTCCGGTTTTGCCATGTTGAATCACCTGCTGTTTGACATTATCGAAGCCCCTCATAGAGAAGGGCTCCTGTAATGCCCGGTCAGTCCTTAATGAACTCTTCCGTGTGAATGCCGATTTCACCAGTAAGCAGCTGAGCACTGGTTGCGTCGATGCTCACTGATGTATGAGGGTTGGCGTTTTCGTTAAGCCATTTGATTACCGGATTCACTACGTCTTCGAAGGAGGAGCTGCGAGCCTTATTAACGTCGGAAACGTGGCAGTCACCAAGGCATGGGCCTTTATCGGAAAAACAGTTAACGCAGGAATGATCGTGGATTTTCTCAGGGACGCTAAAAGTCTCATGAAAACCATGGCCTTCTTGGTACCAGCGCCAACAAGCGCGATATTCATAATCGACCGCCTCGTCATGCAACTGCCAAAGCAGATCAGGATTGCTAATGAGCTCATGGCAGATTTTAGGCTGATAGCCTTCCCCAATGGCCTGCTTGATATATTCAATCATGGCCTCGCGTGAGGGTGGCTTAGTCTGCTCTTCCTGAGTCCCGTCAGTTTCATCATCATATTCAAACACCGGGAAGCAACGCACACTGTCAACGAGGTGGTTACGAAAGATACGGGTTTCCAGCGAATCGGGCGCTGTAAACAACTCAATATTTACTCCGGAACCGAGGTTAATTTTCGGTTTATCTTTCGAGTACCCCTCAAACAACAGGCTTTCGACCAGATTGTGGGCGTTGATAATGCCGGGAAGCTTGCCGGAAGGCTGAGAAAGCTGCAGAAGCTGAACTTTCCAATACTTGATAACTTTCATGCTGTTTTCCTTTAGATGTGAGCCTGTCGTACAGGAACGCCGCCCGAGAGAGGTCGCCACCTTTAACGGCGTTCCTCAGGCTCACGACTGAAAGACTCTCGATGGTTTGCGTGTACGATACGCATAAAAAAGCCCCGCTATTGCGAGGCTCTTGATGATTCGATTTTCCTGATTGCTGCCTTATCCAGATTGCACTGCCCCAGCGCCGTGTAGAGCTGAGCGTTTAACTCCAGACTTGCCTGCCACGTGAACGGAACCGTCATTCCGGGGATCGGCGTGTCAGCTGTCAGGTCAGCGCTTATCGGCACCACCGGGGCCGGAACGTAAACTGTTTTGGTATTCCCGCAGGCTGTCAGCAGCGGCAGCAGGAACAAGCTGGTTAGCACACGGATCGCCTTCAAGCGCCTGCCTGATGTAGACAATGCGTGTCTCGCCTTTTTTGGCCAGTTCGTTCTTTGCATTCTGGGTAGCCTGTGAGATGTCACGGATGAGGTTCATCGTGGTGATCACGTTTCTGGTGATCGCCTCCGATGTGTCTGCCCTGACCGTCGCCTTGTCGCGCTGGTCTTTGTAGGTAATGGCGTTGTCGCGGTAGTGGTTCACGAGGAGCGCCAGCACGCCGATTAACGCCACCACAATCAGTTGCAGCCAGTAACGCCTTAGCAGCGCGGTAATCACGACAGGAACAGAGCGCGCTCTGCCTCCCGCCGACGGGTCAGGCCGTTCAGGACTTTACCGCCAGCTTTATTCCAGCGCAGGAACTCATCGGCAGCGCCAGCATAATCACCTGCATTGAGTTTTCGCAGCAGTGTAGATGTCGACAGTGACCGGGCGCCGAGGTTGTACGTGAACGATACCAGGGCATCGAATTGCCCCTGAGTCAGGCCAACTTTTACCAGGCGGGACACATCGCTTTCGTAGCTGACCAGTCCGGTCTTCAGCAGGCGCTCAGCAGTCTCCTGCTTAATCGTCATACCTGCGCGGATTGGTTTCCCGTCTACAGGATGAGTCCAGCCATAGCCGATCGTCCATACACCGACGCTGTCCTGGTAGGCGGTGAGTTTGCAGCCTTCGAACTGCTTGATCAGGGCAATGCCTTTATCACTGGTTTGCATTCTTCATCCCCGTCAGTCGTTCCCAGAAGTACGTCAGTGCCACGGACCCCATCGCCCCGCTGATACCAGAAGTAACCAGGATCATGTAAAGGCTAAGCCCGCTTTCAACGCTGATTAGGCCACCAATAAGACCGGTAAAGCCGGACACTGCAATTTGCGCCAGCGCATTGACCCAGCTCCAGGCGGCTTTGTTCTGCTTAACGTCAATAAGGTATCGGACCAGGCCGCCCCAGCATGACAGAGCAAGGACTATCAGCCATGACACTCCGGCAATGCTTTCTTTATCTTGCATACGTTTAGCCATATCACCTCCGAAAAAACGGGGGCTGTTTGTGTAGAGTGGAAGGATGCCAGGAAAC